GCTTTCAGCGTTTACAGTTTCAGCCGGAGCTGTGAGTTCAACATAATCGACACCCTCGATATTGTCAATTATTGCGTAAACGTCAGAAATTCTCAGAGCATCGCCCATTTCGCGGATATCAACATCCATTAGCGAAATTAGCGCGGTGTTAATTTTTTCAAGAATATCAGCAGCCTTAAAACCTTCTGAAATAGTAATTTCGCCTGAAAAATCTACAGCTTTCCACATCCCGTTTTCAATTTCGATCCAGTCCGTAAGCATTTTGTAATTCTCAAGATATTCAAGCAAACTGTTTTTAAGAGCTTCGTTAGGGACTGCGACGGAGTTATCTTCCTGCCCGTAACTTAAAACATAAATCCTAATAAAATTCCCTTCGCCGCTTCGTTCGCGCACTACGGCTTTTGCCTTTGCAATTCCGCCGTAATAAATAGCGAAAGTTTCATAATCGTCTTGAGTTACGCACCTGTCTTGCGTCTTGAAATAGCGCGGTGCATACAGTTTTATATGATTTATGCTTTCAGGCTCGCTACCGCCGGAAGCCCAATTTTCATTAGTAATTCTTACGGGAACAGTGCTGCCGCTTGAATCTTTCGCAACATCGCGGACGCTTGTAATTGTGTTAGGTGCAACGTTGCCGTTAATGCCTCCGCCGACCCTGTAGGTTACTGAAATTCTTGCGTTTTTTTCAGGGATTGAGCCGTTTTTGCCGTCTCCGAATGAAATTTTTCCGCGCTGCCAAGCGTCAATTTCGGCCGAGTAAATTTTGTCGCTCTCTTCATATTCAACGAAGCTATCGACGTATTTCCAGGCCTCATTATTAATCAAAACTTCCTGAATTTCTACAATTCCGGATCGATTTATATAAAATTCTTGGTATTTGCTTCCGTCTGAAATCCCTATATTATCGGTGTAAGTTTCGCCCTCGAGCGCGTTTACTGTCGCGAATAACTCTCCGGCTTTAATTACGGCATTGTCTAAAGTTTCAAAAATCAATCCGCCGTTAGTGCTTAACTGGCTTTTTGCCGGGAGCGTAATATCCGAAGCGTGAGGCTCGTCAATCGAAATTTTTATTTCAGCCTGCGCCGACACTGCATTTTTAGGAACATAACCGACTAATTTGCAAATATTGATTAAGTTCTGACGTTCCTGAGCAGTCGGCAAGTAAGTTTCATTAGCCTGTCTGTCAAGATAAAATAGTAACAAATCCGTAACGTAAGCGAATGCCTCAATTAGCATTACACCGGCGTTGTCTTCTTCAAAATCGTTCCAGTAAGCTTCGCCGTAGACCTGCTTTATTCTTTCTATGCAATCCGCAACGATATTAGCGTGATCTTTGTCGGTATATTTGAAGCGTTTCAGTCCTGCCATAAGTTTACACCGTCCTTTCTATTGATTTCCAAAATAAGGTTTTGTGTTTGCCTGTACACTTTCATGTAGTAAAACAAATCCGCCTGAACTCTAAACTCTGACGGATACGGAATTACCGCCGTTCTTTTTTTATCTAAAATAATTCGCGGCTCCCAGCGTTGTATCGCTTGAATTAGCTCGAAACGCAGCAAAGCACACGTGATTTCATCTAAAGGTTCGTTGATAAATTCAAGTATCCGCGATCCGAATTCAGGCAACATAACGCGCTGCCCTCGCCGAGTTCCTAAAATTTGTATGATGTTGCCTTTGATTAATTCTATACCGCTCTTTACGTCAAAAAGCCCTCTGCCGCCTGACTTTAAGGGGTAAGATATTCCGCTGTAATTCACATTATTTTCCCTCCGTGTTAAAATTATTTTTAATATCCCAAGCAAAAAAGGAGCGATTTTTATGTTCGTAAGTGAAAAACCTATCTCAGACGAGATAAAACGTGAGGCACGCCGTCGAGCTGTGGGCGTACCAGTCGAAGTTATGGAGCTTGTTTTGCAGGCACGTGCGGAAAAAAGAGCGGAGGAATTAGCAAAAAATGAAAATAGTAATCGATACTAACATTATCATCTCTGCTATTTTCTTCGGCGGACAGCCTTTTGAGTGTGTGAAATTACTGCAAAACGGCGTTTTTAGCGCGTGTGTATCTGATGAAATTCTCGATGAATACCGCGAAATTTTTCAGAGATTTTTATCAAAATATCCTGACAAAATGCCAATAATACAACTCGAAGAAATCATTAGGCATATGGTAAAAATTACGCCGACAAGCCGAATTGAGGTTTGTCGTGATCCTGATGATAACAAATTCATTGAGTGCGCTGTAGACGGGCATTGCATTTACATAGTAAGCGGCGATAAAGATTTATTAGCTGTCAAAAACTTTGACGACATCGAGATTTTAACGCTGCATGAATTTTTCACAAAATACCCGTTTTAATTGCCGCGTTCCTAACTCCTTTATCCTGCGTAAACATTCCCGCTTCCTGTCGCGACTTTGCTTCCGCAAGCTACCGGGTCGCCGATCCGTCCGGCCTGTTTACCATTTACATAAACGCTCGAACTTCCAGATTGTAAAACGCTGTCATGACAACCGTGAGGCATGCCCGCGTGAGTGCAGCAATGAACGCTCCAAGCGTCGCCCTGTCTGTGCCACGGAATTTTATTTACAAATACATTAGGACTTCCTTGTATATTTTCGCGCGGAGGCCAGCATTCGTGGCCGGTGCAAATATCGCCTAATCTTGCTGCTGCAGGCATTTTTGACGCTCGCTGCGTATATATTCTTCTATGTAGTGTTCAAAATTCCATAGCTGCCTTAGTGTTTCCTGATGTTTGCGTTCGCAGATGCAGTAAATAAAGTAGATTGCGCCGGAAAGTCCGACGATGTTTACAAAAAGCATTAGCAATAAAATTTTTTCCGTCATCTTAATCTCTCCTTAATTTTCGCTGTCGTTATCATTGTCGCTATCAGCTTTTTCTTTCTCGAATTTATCTAATTCTATCTTGATGTCATCGGTCAAGTAAAACATAAAGCATAGCGAAACTAAGTTCACTGCTGCAGCTATCGGCGACTGAAAGTATAAAAATATTTGAGTTCCCGTAAAAATTAAAAGAATTGCACAAAATAAATTAATCATTAAAAATTTCTCCTCATGCTAATTTAAGTCTATTCTCTCAGCAGTCAGCTTGATATTCTTAACGGCATGGATCTCGATATTGCCGTCTTTCATCAAAATATAACTGCCGTTGTTGTCCCGTATTTCGGTAAATTCTTCGCCGGGTTTGTCACAAAATAACAAATAATGCCCGGCCTTTGTCTTAAATTCTTTGTAATTCACAGCGTCTTGAACTTCGGACGGCGTCTCGTTTTGAGCTTGCCATACGCCGAGCCACACCGGGTAAGTTGTATCAGGACGGCCGTCTTTAGTTTGAAACATTACCCAAACGCCCGCGCCTATTTCAGGAACGGCAAAGCTGCACATTTCACTCATTCCGCCGTAAGGAAAGCACGGCCACGCCCACGGTAAATTCTCGACAGCCTGAGCTCCGTATGCTGCTTCGATACGGATTTTCAAACGCCCTAATTTAAGCGGGTCGTTGTTATCCGCAACAAAACCGCGTATTAAACCGCTGAACTCGTTGTTATCAGCCATTTTTATTTCATTATCTCTCCTTTATTCAGGTCTACAGTTACCATTTTGGGCTTGTTTGTCCCGGATGATTTTACTTCGTTTACGGGCGTTGCGCTGCTATTTTGTGTATTAGCTCCGGCCTTCGGTGCTGAAATAGCTTTTTGACTGCTCTTGCCTCCGAAATTATTTTTAGCAAGACTTAGCGAACACGTATAGCCGGACTTCGAGATCTTGTGAATAACTTTAGTAATTCTCCAATCTCCCGAGAATTTTTCGCCTATATTCTCGATTGTGATTGTGTCGCGTGCTTTGAGATACGGAAGTCCGATTGTTTCGGCTTCTGCTTCTATTGCCCGCATTGCGGAAGATTTTACTTGTCCTTTTGCTAAATGCCCTGCATGTTTGCTATTTTGAGCCGGTGTTGAAATTATCTTGCCTGTTTCGTCCGCGTTCTCGGTTAATTTAGTTTCGTTTTCTTTAGTCTGCTCAATAATTCTGCCGTCTTTCAATGATACTAACGCCATTTTTTACTAATCTCCCTGTGTAACTTCCTCGCTGATTGGCTTTTTATTTAGCGGATCAACGCCTGCAGCCGTAGTTTTTATCCGCTGTCCTTTCGAGCGTTCAGCTTTGCTTGAAATTTTGAAATACCGCAAATAGCCGTCTTGATCTTCGCGGTATCTGAATTTATAAACAGGCTCTTCGACCTTATTCGGCTTGAAATAAAGCTCGTCATTTACTACCCAAACGGAGCAGCCTGCGTCTTTTGCAAGCTCGCTCAAAAATAGTAAATCGTTCTTTGCTCCCTGACTTAAAAATTCGTAGGTCATGTCGTCGTCAAGTTCTATAACGGCTTTTAAGTTATGTTTCTTTGCGATATCCTGAACAATTTCAGATATTTTCTTATCTTTCCAGCATTGACGCGGAGCGCGCCCCGTTAATTTATGCCGTTTGTCGTAGGCCGAAATTTCCATTTTTACCGTGCCGTCCTCGCTGAATGAATAGTTTATCGCTTTTATCGTGCATGTTCTTACATCTGAAAGATTGCCCAAATAGCCCCAGCGGACGCGTATTTCTTTGCCTTCCTGTAACAAAGGATTATCGATGAATGCTAAGTCGCCTTTAGTAATTGTGATTTTCAGCTCGTCCATTTCCTTTTCGTTTTCTTCGTAGTTTTCTTCGTAGAAAAATTTTTCAATGTGGTTCGAAATATTCTCAGGAAGTTCGACATCGCCTATTTCGACGATAAAAATCGGTGCGTATGTGTTTATCATGATATTGAATAATTTTCTTTCACGTTTTTGTATCTTTCCGCGATAATATCGCAATATTCGGGAGATAATTCCATCATCAGGCAAGTTCTGCCCGTTATCTCGCAAGCTATCAGCGTGCTTCCCGAGCCTCCGAAACAATCTAAAACTATCCCGTCTTTTACGCAAAAATCTTCAAGAATATTTGCTAATAACTCTACGGGCTTCTGCGTCGGGTGGCAGCGTCTTTTACCGTTTAATTTCTGACTTCCTGCACGGCAAACACCGTTCCATTTATGAGAATATTTACAAATTTTCTTTCCCCATGACCGCCACGCGAGCTCACCATCGCTGAAATCTGATGCTCCGTTTAGTTTATCCCAGAATATCCAGCCTCCGTTGACGGGTAAAAAATTCGCAAAATACTGTCCGCCGAAGATAATTTGATATTTCGTTAAATCCTTTGTTAGCTCGTAGTTTATCCGCGCTGTATCCTGATTATCATCGCCGATTAATAAAGGGAATTTTTGAGACGGTACTATTAAGTCAGGCCTAAGACGTTTTTCTGATAAAGACGAGATACTTCCTCCCCCCACGCGCCCGTCTTTATGCTGTGCTTTCATACCATACGGCGGATCGGTGAGAATAAAATCAATTTTGTATCCTTCAATCAGTTTATCAATATCTTCGCGCTTGCAAGAATCCCCGCACATTAAACGGTGTCGTCCTAACTCAATAATATCTCCGTACTGCATGTTTAACTCCTTGAAAATTTGTAAGTTTCTGATAAAATTTTCCCATGAAGCAGTTCTGAATTTTATCAAAGCAGAGCTGCTTCTTTATTATTACATTTATAACGACAAAATCGCTTTTTATTTCAGTTGCTGCAAAACTTCCCGGACTTTCCTGAAAAATTTTTTGAAGATCATTCCGAGCCCGTATGTTCAGCTTAAAACCTTCATTTGCACTCTTGAATAGCTTGGTATTCTTAAAGTAGTTCCGGCCGGGATTTCGAGCGGATTTCCGATATTGTTAAATTCCGC